GCGTTACCGCTTTCGCAGTAGTGGCGATTCAAGTTTTCAGCGGTGGAAAGGATTTGGTTAAGAGGTAGGCCCAATTCCTCGGTACGGTCTGAATACGCCTCTTGAGTAGGTAGCGGGGTTTTGGTGAGGTTCAAAAGGTCGGAAAAGTACCCGTTTACACTGGCGATTACCCGGCTGCATCGATCTGTTGACCATGTGTTGTAGTTCACATCTCTATTCAAATCTAACTTAATGGGCGTTGGCGGCTTGGCCCCTGCTGGGTATTCCATGCCAAATATGGATGATGTTTCTTCAAAGCTTCCTACATTGGTGGTGATCATTCGGATACGATCCATGTTGCGCTCAAAAAGTCCTTTCCGCTTTGCTCCTATTCCAGTGCTTCCAACTTCGTACAATTCCTCGTTTTCAAAATCTTCCATGTCGTAGTTCTCAGGGCTTGGGCCTTCCATCGCTATAAGCAATTTGGTTACAATGTCAGTACTCGACACTTTGGCGTTGAGTGTTTCTTGGTAGTACTCTGCATACATTGCCATGAGGCAGGATAATTGACGGCTTCTGCCGTACACGCTATTGGGTTCGGTGCCGCTTTCATCCATGATGTGAACAAGTGCATATTCAACGCCATTGTCTTTTTTGCCCCAAATCAGAGGGTCGCTAGGGCTTACAGCTTCCAGGATCTTCCACTTTCCAGTATCCCTCATTTTCTGGATGTCGGTAATGTATGGAGATACAAGGGCAAAGTTTCGCATTTCTTCGCCCGGCTTTGGAGTTAGGTAAGCACAGTTTAGATAGTGCTCTGCATGCAGCTTGTATTTGGTCACACCCGCAACCGTGGCCCGTTTGATGATCAGCCAGGCGTTACCGCTTTCGCAGTAGTGGCGATTCAAGTTTTCAGCGGTGGAAAGGATTTGGTTAAGAGGTAGGCCCAATTCCTCGGTACGGTCTGAATACGCCTCTTGAGTAGGTAGCGGGGTTTCGGCTTGGTTTTCCTGGTAAAGTCCCGGCCTGGTATTGCTGCCTATCTTGGTTCTACTTCCAAACGTGAACTTATTTTTTGCGTTCATCGTGGAATTGAACGTAGGCGAAAGGCCGCAAATCTCACGAATCAACTGCAAAAACAAAGTCCCTTCTCTGGGTTCGTTGCCAAAGTAAGGGATAATTCCAAGCTCTTTGTACTGCTTTTTAAGCTCTTCCAGGTCAGGCGTTGCGGGTATTGGGCTTGCCAGCCTTAGTTTTACGCCCCTTGATATTGTCGTGCTCATAGATTCGTGTTTTGTGGCCTCGATGGAAAAGGATTTCGTACTGCTCCGGTGTTGCTTCTGGCACGGTATAGGGTAGGGCAGGAGGTGAGGGCACAACCTCAATGGCGACCCCCACTCCCACTTCAACCCCATGAATCCTAATTCGTACCGGGTTGGCTTTACCGTATGGCGTTGGCCCGTATGTTTTCATCGTTCAAATGTTTTGACTTCGGCTTCGCTTGCCAGGGGTGTGATGAAATTACGAATGTCGCAATACCTTACCCCGATACTACCGCCCCCGGTTTCTCCACAAATGCGCTCAATTTGAAACTGCATCCCGTATTTGGCAAGTTTGGTTTTGAGTTCGTTGAGTAGGAAATGCGCGGCCCACCTCACAGCGGTTTCGTTGTCGTCATTCTTGCGAAGATAAAAGCCCCGGTTTGCGCTGAAATACCCATACACAACACTCATAACTTCGTCTTGCGCCCATTCGTAGCCGTTGGTGTAGACTCGGATTGAAATGTTGGTAAGCGTTGTGGTTTGGCTTTGTTGTTGACCCTCGCTTTGCCAGTACATGTAAAGTTGGTCACTTGGAGGCATTGCGTAGGACTTCCATTCGTAATAGCCTTTAATGGGATTGGTCGGAGCGTTCAGGGTTTTGAATGCGACGGATGGCGAATAAGCAGACTCAACGGCCCCGCATCGTACTTGGGCCTGTACTTCATACACGGTGCCCGGCTTCAAGTCTGTTATCACTACGTCGTTGCCTTTCCAGCCCGTGACTGACCACACACCTGTATTGAGTACTCGGTATCTGAATTGATAATTGTCTGCTGCAGTGCTGCAGTTCAGTATGGCCCCGCTTGAACTTACACTTTTTGCACTTACTTGGGTTGCTGTGGGTGCCTTGCATGTTGGCGTTGGATCGGGTGGAGGCGGTGGACTTGATCCCAGGAGCTTAGAAAATAGATGGTATCCAAAGCCATTGTTTTCATCTCTTCCCGTTGGCGGCAAATCCTGGGCCGCCGTGCGCATGTGCGCAATTACTTGGGCCGCGTTCCAACTCGGATTGATAGAAGCCACTACGGCGGCAATAGAAACAGCGTGTGGTGTTGCCATGCTTGTACCGCTCCAAGCCCCGTATGTTTGATTAGTGAGCGTAGAAAGGATGTTTGTACCTGGTTCAATGGCCCAGCTTTCCGGCCCCCATGTCGAATACGAATCCTTTTCAATCGCGGAGCTTGTTTGTCTTCCAGCGGCAATGGCGTAGTTTTTCGGGTAGTTGGCCGGGTAATTTACACCACGGCCTGAACTGTTGCCATTTGCGCAAAAAACGATGATGCCAAGCGCGGCGGCTTCGTCAAAGACCTGGTTTAATGGAGCATAGCCCGTTGTACCGCCTCCCAAAGAATAATTCCAAATGCAAAAACCGCCTTCCTCAATTCGGCGGCGGCAATCTTCCAAGTCGGCTTTGGCAGCGTTGTAAATGTCCACAATTGAACCGCTACCATTATTCGCCAGGACTTTGTAAAACTTTATTTTGATTTTTCCAGCGTCAATAAGCCCAGCGGCGGGGGCAATTAAACCGCCTTGAGGGTTCCCGGCAATTGTCCCGCCTACGTGCGTCGAGTGACCATGACCGTCAAGTAAGCCCCCGCCTTCACCACTGACAAAGTTTTTTCCAAAAAGCGTTACGCCTTTTAAGTCGTTGTGGTCGGGTAGGCCCGTATCAAACACCGATACAAAGATTTCGCGTTTGGCTGCCTTGGCTATGGCTTCACGGTATGCAGCCCCGCCCACGAACTGAGCGCCCCAAGACTGAGCCGCTTGTGGATTGACAACGACATTACGCACAAATACCGGACTTTCCCCAGGCAGTACCCCGATAAAGTCAGGGTCTTTTGCATTTTGCTTGAACTCTTTGACTTCGCGATCCAGTGCCTTTCGGGTTTCTTTATCGCTTTGTCCAAAAACAAGAAAAGGCCATAAGGCCAACAACATTAAATACTGTCTCATTTGGTTCTTTTTTTGAGGATGATCATACGATGTGGGGCATTTTCTTGACCGCCAAACCAGCAATTTATTTCACGTCCTATCTTACCTTTTTTGCCGATGATGTCAGGCATGGTAAAACTGTTCTCGGTAACAACTCCACTTGCTTCAATCGTCTCAAAAATGTTACCCGTTGAATAGTTGGGGATCATGGTATAGGTTGCGACTTGGTTGAAATGTACCGCATTCACGGGGTCGGTGTGATGTATAGCAACGCCCTGGGAATGGTGGTAAAAAGTGAGTTCAATTTTTCTGGACTCAATCCCATATCGCCAACCCATCATGCACGAGTTCTCACGTGCTCCAATTTCTTCAAAGCTCCAACCCCCGGCTTTGTTGTAATCGTATTGGTTTTCCTGTATGGTGCCGTCGCTGTTGTAGAAAGTGTACTTGCAAGAGCTATCAAACATCACTTGAATTTGGAAAATTTCAGGGTATTTTCCGAACTGTACCGCCGTTGGGTCACTCCGATGCCAGCCTTTTGGGTGTTTGTAAATCTTCCAATCGTGATCCATGCGGGTGATCGAGCACGAAAATAGGAAAGCGGCTATTGATAAGAGTACGATTATACGCTTCATTCGTCCGTTTTTTTTGAGGTGTTGGGTAAAATCCGGTCTTTAACCTTGCTCCAAAGGTTTACGCCAGTGACAGTTTGGACATTTTCAGAGATGCTTTTGAACTCAACCGCTGCACAAAGGATGCTTGCGAGGTACAAAATCGGCTTTTCAACGGGCAATCCATTAAGGAATATTTCATCCATGATAAAGGCCGCTGCCATGAGGTAGAAGTAAGATGCAATTTTACCCACTGAGCGCCGCATACCTTTGCTGCTGATTACTTCGCCCCGGTGCCTTGCTGCTTGCCTACCTGTGCGCATATCAATCACCACAAGGACGCAAACGGCGGCAAACGGCGGCCATGCAGGGGCGATAAGCCCAGCGACAAAAGTAAGTGCCCAAATAATCCCAGGCCACAAGCCCGAAAACATGGAGTGTAACACTTCCCCAATTTCAAGAAACATTTTTGCAAGACTGATTCTCATAGATTTCATAGTTGTCGGGGGACTTATTACGAAATTTATTTAAAGCCTAGATTTTCTATTGCGAACTTGTCCGACTTCAACACCTGCAAAGATCGGTCAAAGCTTACCCAACGGCCTCGGTTGCCTTTAATTTTGTAGATAGTGGTTTTGTTTCCTTTGGCGGGTAGGTCAGTAACTTCAATTCTGGCATCACCCCAAAACTTCATCGGGTAATTTTGTACGGTTTGCCCTGTTCCGGTTCTTATCACCACTTGCCCGTTTGGCCTTCGCAAGATTTGACAATCTACGGTTTTCACGGTGCCATCTACGTTGGTTCGGAGTCGGTAGGTTCCAAACAGCGAATCAGATGCTTCCTTTTCAGCTTCTTGAAAAAAGTCTTTGGTGGTGGCTCGTTTGATTGCGGTGTTGATTCGTTCGGCTTCGCGGTCGTAACTGTTTTGAGCAATGAGCCGTGCTGCTATTTCTGCAAGCTGTCGGCCTGGATCAACGACCAATGTGTTTTTGTAGAAGTTCACCAGCGTTGCGGTGTCCCTTGCTGGGATGTTTGCACACGGGTTCTTTTCATCCCACCCTACGGGTTTAGCATCAAGCGAGACGACTTTCCCCCTTAGTTTGACTTGGTATCCAACCCACCAAACAACGCTGTCGCACTGGTTTAGATCGGTGTAAAACCAGATCGAATCTTTAACAAAACTGTCTTGGCTGTATGCGAAGACGGGCAATAATGCCAAAATGATCACTTTTAGGAATTTCATATTTTCGGTTTTAATAAATTTTAATCCATACTGCAGTACTACAAGTGCCGCAATATTTAAATTTCCTTTGTGAGCCTGCCACCGCCGTGGTTACAGCAGTCCCAACTATTGTATTACCATTGCCATTCAAAGTAACCACAGAAATTGCATTATTCCAAGTCACTGTTAAAACCTGACCATCAACCGGGCTTGCCGGGAAATCAAATGTAAAACTTGCCTGCGTGCTCCCTTGGTCAACAATGTTATCGCTTATCGTTGAAGAAAATGTTTGCGGGCTTGAAGTGGATGTTATCCGGTTGTAGCTTTCAGCTAGAATTTGAGTGGGGGCTGATGCGGTGGCGGTAAGTTCCCCGCCTGAAATTGCAAGACCTGTGCCTATTTTTAAATCCAATACCGTACCTTCTGTTGCAAATCCCGCAATGTAATTTGATTGGGTTTTGGAAAGGTCAGCGGCTTCTTTTATCCCTGAGCCGTATTGGGAAAGCTGCAAAACGTCGGTTGCTGGATCAAATAAAAAGGTGGAATCTGAGGCAAAATATACTTTCCCGTTCATCCGGGTTGTGATTGCGTTATTCACGGTGAAGGCTTTCTTGCCTGCATCTCCTGATACAGTCATGGTGATTGCTGCATTATTTACACTTTCGGAAGGTTGCAGTCCTGCATTGATTGAAACTGTTATGGGGGCAAGCGCACTTGCGTATCTATCCCCCAGCATTACTCGAAGAGTTGCTAAGCTGGTTGTTGAGGTGTCAACTCGTGCACCAAATGCCCAACGATACGTTCCAGGCAGAGAAGTATTTTCTGTTACAAGTGTAAGTTGCCTTCCTGTTCCGGTGTTTTGAATAGTACCTCTATCGTCTTGTTGAAAGAAAAAAGCATTGTCTCTATCTATTGTATCTGCAAATGCGAAAAATCCCCCAAAGTTTCCAGCGCTTGTCTTTCTAAGTGTTACATTTCCAGGGGTTATTGATGTCCCCAAAGCTTCACTTGAAGTTGTCCATCGAGTTGTTCCTTGTTTAAAAGTTAGACTGTTAGTTGAACTTATCTTGACATCTCCAACTGATTCAAGTTGAGGTTTTAGCCAGGTTGCATTTGAAGCAACTAATCTTGCATAAGCGCGGGTGGCGATGAAATTATAAACGCCTCCGTCCCCGTACCCAATGGCCGCCGTATCTGTGAAGAATCTAAGAGGCGTTGTACTAGCTACAATAGCGGGTTGGTTTGCTACTGTGCCACGGGGGAGACCAAAAGCATTTGTGCTTCCGCTTCCATCTAAATCGTATACAGGAGCCGTAGTGCTTCCAAAAGTTGTTTTCCCTCTAAAAACATTTCGCTCAAGTGCACCAGATTGATACAATCCCCAGTTGTTAGTTATGTTGCCAGTTTGAGGGGCTATTTGAACCCCGTAAGCATCCGCTAAAGGTCCCGATCCTATTACTGAAAGACTTGTATATAATCCAGAATGCGAACTCATTGAACTTCCAGCGGCAATGTTCCACCCCGCAGCAGATGAAAAAGTTCTAACTGGATTTGATAGAGTTCCGACGTTAACAATCCCGCCTTGGTTTGAAAATCCAGCCCAATAACTTGGAGATGAATTCCCTATATTAAAATTTGCGCTGTAAGCGAGCATAGGGATAGCGCTAGTACCACCAGAGCTTGCTCCGATATCTACTCTAACACCTGAAACAAATCCTGATAAACCAGAAATAGATTGAATTGAGTTGACGTAAAGACCAGCATTTGCTCCTCCTGTCGTAGCCCTCCTATTGATTACTTGCTGGTATCTTGTAATTGTTGGGTTGTATTGTCCATTACCATCTGTTATCGTAAGCAAACTTGTGGCGGGAGTGTAATTAAACGTTGATTGTTGTGTTAATTGCCCGTTAGCATCGAAAAACGGCACATAAGTACTCGTCCCCCGTGCAAACGTGGATTCCAGTGCGTAAGCCCATCGGCTACCCTGATACCACTCTTTCCCGTTTCCGGTTGTGTTGTATCCTTCGTAGCCTGTCGTTCCGCTAGGCCTTCCCGCTGTCGTCCATTGCCCAAGATGGAAGGGCTTGCTGGATAGGATCGAAACAGCGGTTCCGTTGTCTTGGATATTGCTATTGCCAATCACCCGCGAACCTGTGAAAATTGGGACTCTATTTATGGTTCCAGCCCCTTGAATGTATGGGTCAAGCATTGCGGCGGTATCGGCAATTGGGAGGTAGGCTGAAAGATCGATTGTGGCAAATTCTACTTTTCCGTTTGTGTTGTCTACGAGCTGAAGGTATTGGCCATTGGTTGCGGTATTGTTGTCAACTGCTTTTGTGACCATGAAAAGATATTCGTTGCTCGTTCCATCCCCAAAGGCACCCATCACAACGCCGTTGCCTGGATCGCCTGACCCGCTTTCATTTACACCTATTTGTGCGGAATTTGAAGTTACTGTCCAACCCGCCGTATAATATGGGTTTATAGTTTCGTTAGATACTAACAAAAAGGAATTATCTCTTTGTACTTGAACCCAAGCTGTTCCGCTTGTGGGTGATAATGGATTGAAAACCAAATATTTTAAAAAAGGATCGCCTGAGTTCCAAGTCATTGTTAAGTCACTAAAAAGCCCCCCAACCGTATCTTTCATTGTGTTGTACCAATACCTATTCCCCATCTGTACCATTTGCCGCACACTGCCTGAACGACGACCCCAATAAACCGTTGTGTCCCCCGTTTCTGGTGTCAAATAATCCAACCCAAATTCAGCACTTGAAAGCGTGTCTTTCATTTGCCAGTTATAGCCCTCAGCGGTAATTGTTGTCGGCTCAATCAAAAATCCCCCCATGCGCACGGTGTCACCCTCAGTATAAAGCCCATTTTCAGCCACTACAATAGCCCGTGGGCGACACGCCAACAAAAGGTTTTTCATGGTTTCGTAATCCTCAACGGCGCTGAATTTGCGCTTTGTAGGGGTGCCAAAACGGCCATAAATCCAGGTTCCCCCGGTGGTGGTGTTTTCTTCTATGTTGGCTATCCAGTTTCGATTTATGCCGTAATCTGTTGAACCTACCGTGAAAGGAATGACAATAAATTTGGATCGCTCAAGCACATCATCAAAATCATCTTGAATCCTGATTTGGGTTTCCCACTGGATGCCGCCAAAGTTAGGAGCGTACTCAACAAAAAGTTTGGTTCCTGTGCCGTCACGGGTGACGTATTGAATAAAGACCCAATCGACTGTGGTGACATTGCCATTCAAAAGAGTAACCTCTAAACAGCACTGAGATAAAACAGAATCGGGCAAAGCTGTTACACTTTGCCCTTTTCCGTTCAACCCTATCATTACCAAAATGAGCAAAACAAAGATAGAGCGCATTGGATGGAGTATTTAAGAAGGAAAATCAGAACGTGGAACGTCTGCAAACAAAGGCGCAAAAAGCTGGTTGCCTTGCCATGTCAGATCATCAGTTGACGTGCTGGTTCCAAGGTCGCCGCCTTGGTCATTGTGCTGCGAGATGCGGAAATTGTCAACTGGACGGGAAAAGCTTTCTCCGTTCCAGTCTACACCAATTACCCGCTTTTTGCCGTTGTTGCCAAAAAGCACCACAACCAAATCACAGCACTGAATTGCATACTGCAAGTTGTTGCGGCGGTCGCGGTCTTTGCTGTCGAACACACAAGCGGCGTTGCACTCATAGAAGCCCGTGGCGCTCGTGTAATTAAAATTGTAGGTTGCTCCAAGTTTGCGGGGTTCGATCTTCTTCCAGGTGGCCCCGCCGACCATTGCAAACTCTAAAATTTCCTGGTTGGTTTGATCGAACAAGAGCGCATCTGCTTCCATTGCAGCCCAATCGATCTCAGAGTATTTTGCGTAAAACCCAATGTACCACCCGCCCCGGTCGGCGCAAGTTTCGGAACTGATAAGGTTCTTGGGTTCGCAGATTATTTCAGCCATTGTTTTAGCTTTTAATTGTGAAAGGGAGAGCCGTTAAGCCCTCCCAGATATATCCCAAAAACTATTATAGCGGTACGGTGTATTTGTAACCACCGGCAATGTACTTGGTGTCGCTGATGGCGGTTGCGCTCAAGCTGTGCGACAAGAACAAGACTTTGCCCAATTCATCAAGGTCGGTTTTTTGCTGGATCGCTACCGCTACTTCACCCGTGCCCAATTCTGGAATACGCGCAAAGTTGGAACCCAACTGGATCGTACCGCTGATGGTCAGGTAAGCAAAGTGGCTGCGGCCTGTCAACAACTTGTCGTAGTTGGCAACGTCGCCAACTGGGATCACTGGCACGTTGTCGATGTACATTACATCGAAAGTTTGCCCGTTGGCAGTAATCGCCCGCTGAGTAATACGTGGCTGATTGATAACCGCGCTTGATTTCAGGGCCAACAATTCCAAATACAACTTGGATTTGATGGAGTTTGAAACCAAGAACATCGGCATGAAAGAACGGCCCGTGTCACCTACTCCACCGTCTACAATCGCCTCTTGCAGGTCATTGGTGGCGGCTGCAAAAATGTCATCGTACAAGTCCAGAACGGAACCCGTGAAGGTTTGGCCGTTGGTAGCGATGTTTTGACCTCCACCGGACTGGATGAACAAGCTATCCAGGTTCAGGTGAGCGTACTTGGTGGGGTCGCCAGCCTCTAAGTCAATAAGCAAATCAATCCAGCCCCGGCAAGTGCCAACGGTTTTCTTAAATGCTTCCTCGACATTGGTAGGCGTACCGGAAACAATAGCCACGGTTTCAGGGTCAAACAACTGGCCAGCGGTCAACATCATCCGGTTTCCAACGGTGGCGCTCTTCACAATGGTGTTGGTCAATGCTGTCAACGCCGCCTGACCTGCTGCACTCAATCCAACGGTTGCCCCGGTATTCCAGGCATGGAAGGAACGGAACACGCTGTTGTAAAACTCATCGTTGCAAAACTCCAAGTTCAATTTTGATTTGCAAGGGGTGATGGTTTTGTTGGCAAATCCATAAACCCCTAGTGGTGTCCAGGCGCAAGAGTTGTGAGGTTGCCACAAGTGAGGTTCACCCTGCGGATACCATATTTTGTATTCCATGTCAGAGGTGAGGCGCATGTAAGAGTACATGCCAAAAGCAGCTTGATAAAATCCAAACTTGTCATTGTATCGCTGCTCTGCCAAATAGTTTAACTCCGATGTTTGGAACATCAGCATGTTACTATCTGGCATAAAGATGGGTTCCAAAGTAATTGGCTCCATTATTTTTATTTTACAGTGTGGGCAAATTGATTACGCTTCTACTTTCACGGTAGCCTTTAAGGCTTTCCCGAAAGCTTTCTCGGTGTTGCTCAGTCCGGTTTTGGCGTTGCCTTCGCCCGGTTTTGGCTCTTCCAGTTTCTTACCTGCAAGCTCAGCCGCCAGGTCGTTGATCGTTTTAGCCTGGGCCTCAACGGTTCCTTTCAGGGTTTCGACTACCGACTTTTCAGCAAAAGCCGAATCATCAATTTTCTTCAATCCCAATTCAGCCACGGCGGCGGCTACCATTGTTTTGAGTTCTTCCGCGTCGATTGTGGCTTTCAGGGTCTTAACACCTTCCAAAGCTTCAATTGCGGTCTTTTCGTCGGCGTCCTCTGGAATTTCGATACCAGCCAAAGCCTTGAGTTTTGCAAAAAAGTTTTTCATTGGTTTAACTGTATTTGAAGCCTTTGGAATAAGGCTTTTGATTGAACTTATAAGTGAATCTTGGTTTGCTGGGATTGTAACGATGCTGATTTCAAGCAGTTCTTTGATGGCTAGGTAGTAGGTATCACTGAGGCTATCGTATCGGCTATTATCCCAATCCACTCGATACCCAATTGAAAAGCCCTTGATCAATCCCTCCTGCACCATCCAAGCATCCTTCCAAGACGAAGACACAAACCCGCGTACAAATAACCCGTCGTCACGTCCTTCGACTTCCAGAATTTTACCCACGGGTTCACTATGGCGGTGCATGAAAAGCAGCGTACCAAACCCGTTTTTCATGTAATTAGATAAAACTGGATCAGTCCAATTCCAAGCCGCTACAACGTCGTCAACTCGGTCTTTGGTGGTGGTATTGGCGTAACCCTCGATATAAATTCCACCTTCCGGTATCTTTCCGTCCAGCGTTGCGGGTGGTGTGATCGCCTTAAACTCCCAGGATGTGAATATCTTCTCCTGCACTTTGTCCAAAACCTCGGCCATGTGTACGATTTTCAACAAAAATCTACTTATTGCACGGGCTTTGGAATGGTGGCGGGTTGGTGGTTGGACGTTTTTGACTGAAAAATAAATTTCATTTCATGTAAAATAAATTTGTGTATTTCGATAAGTGTATTTATATTTGTGTATTATTAATTCACAGCTAAATCAAACGCCATGACTTTTAACAGCACAGACAATCAGGCTTTTATTACTCAAGCCCCTGAAACCTTAAAAGAAGGTCAGGAAATTACCGCAACAGTGCGCGGGGTAAATGGAAATTACACCGCTAAATTTACTTGCCACCCAAAAGAAGGTGGCGTAAGAATCGCCCGGTTATCCAGAAGCGCAAATGCCTATACAGGGCGAAGCGAAGAGTATGAATATTTTTTTATCCCTTTTCAAGTTCAGCCCGCACTTTAGCGGGCTTTTTTATTTCTTCCCCGTAACCCTCCTCAATTTCCTCTCAGTCAATCCCCACTTTATCCGCAATTGCTCACAGCTCATGCCCTTTTGTGAGTCCTCGCGTATCAATGCCGCCGTCAATTGTTCATAGGTCATGTTGAGCAATAACGCCAAAGGAGCTTTGGGTATGTCGGCAATGCTTGACGCTTTAGCCCCGGCAATGCGGTTGTAAAAAATCACAATTACTTTTTCGATGTCGATTCGGGTAGACTCCCGTCGTGTATAGCCCATTTGATCCATTTTTTAATGTCCTTCAAATCTGCGCAGCATTCAGAGCCGCGCCAAAATCCAAGCTGGAAAAGCGTCTTTGCATCCTCCCAAGTGATTTCCTGATCTGCCATGTCGGAAATGGCTTGCTTTTGTTTGTCCGTTAAATGTGCCGTCCTGATCATTGTATCGTGTTTTCACTTTCTTCTACCAAAGTTACGGGTGTGCTTACAAAGCTCCCTCGGTGGTCTTTAACGGCCAGGGCTTTGAATAAGCGATACCCGTAATAGTCAACGAGCACGGGTTTACGAAAATCAAGCTCTTTGTAATCCTGCTCGGTCAACCAAAGCAGTAATTCAAAGTCTGCCTTTTTGTAAAAATCCTTTACAATTTTCAATCGCCAAAACGCGGTGTAAAAGTCGCCATTGCTTGAGCCGTATACAGGACGATAAAACCCGGCTGCACTTACTGCGCGTGTGGGCCACTGTGATAAGTACCCAAACTCTGAGATGGCAACGCCTTCGTAAACGAGTTGGTAAGGATCGCCGCTGCTGTTTAATTGCTCCACTAGTCCGTGGTTGTACGCTATCCGATACCCTAATTTCTTACTCAACTTCCCATCTTCATTATCCCATAGTGCCATAAGTGCGGGGGTTGCGTCAACACTGGAACCATCTGGAAGGAACCCTATTTCCTCAACGGTGGTGTCTCGCTCAATTGTGGGTTCAAATATTGGGTTTTCAAGCGTCTTAGTTTCCTCTTTTGCGCCCCCGGTGTCAACGAGTTTTGACCAAATTTGGGTAGGAAAATTTCGGCTTTCAATGAATGAATCAGAGCTTTCTTTGAATTGTAGGCGCAAATACCTTTCGTGCTGCTCAGTTATTTCGCGTTTAACCAAAGACTCGCCTTGGACCTTTGTCGTTAGGTCCAGGGCAGAGTTTAAGAAAAAACCCTCCATCACTGTCGCGTCAATACTGGTTTGGTACGGCGGGTAAAGGCTGATTGTTTTGGTGTTGAAGTCTGGTTTGATAATGCCGCTGACCATGTGCTGCATCCCCTTGAATAAATCTAGGGCGTTCAAATTGGGATCAATGAGGTCACCTAAGTTGATGGTATCGTTTTCGATGTATCTGGGTGGATCGGGTTCGAATCTGCATTCACCCCCTAAGTTCAAAGTCCAAGGGTAGTCAATACCCCCGGGCGTGATCTTATCCGCATACTCTACGTAGATGCCGAATGAATCCCCAGCCTGCACTCCTTCGATTCTAAAGTCAATGTCAAGGTTTATGGTTTGGGATTCCCCTGGTACGCCTTGGTATTGCTCCGCAAAAGGAAAGAATAAATCATCGGTAGCGGGTCGGTTTTGGTACAAAAGCAATGACCAAGTAGGAGAGGGCAGCCCAGCGGGTGTGGCGGGTAATGTAATGGAACCCGTAAACCTGAAATGTAAATCAATATCGGTTTGCCCTGCCGGTGGGTAAAGGTATTCTCCTGGTGCTGTGATGGAGTTGTACAAGTTAAAGGGGTCGTATACTTCATTTGGGAAAATCAAACTATCAATTGCCCCGGGAAAATCAATCTGGGAATTATTGGCAACCGTCACCCGCAAAGGGTCTTGTTTGCCGTCGTAGCTGTACCAGTGTTCCCCTGAGATGTAGCCGTAAAGCCGATTAAAGGGCCATACATCCCAAACGCTGCTTTCAAACTGCCAGCCAATGGCACAAAAACAGGCCCTCATGACCTTGGTAAGATTGAACCACATGCGCAAATCCTTGAGTGTTGCGCTTCCTTCCTGGTTCCAACCGCCGTAACTGGCAAGTGTTGGCGTTGCCATTATCGTTTCATTACTCCAAGCCGCTGCAATTTCTGCATCTGTGTAATCAAATTCCCCTAAATTCACGTCCCGAACCCGTAACCGTTGGAGTTTTTCCGCCCAATTTGAGCCGTAAATTTCCACCTCGTAACCGTCGTCTTTGGTTTCTGTTTTTCGGATTTCGTCAAACTCCAAGATCTCGCCATTGTCCCAAACCCATACATCAATAGCCCCGGTGTAGTCTGCAAAGAAATAGTCATTGCCCGGTGATCGTGGGAGCGTAAAAGACAAAGCTACTTCCTGGCTTACCTTGTTCTCTGTATCAAGCTCACTACGGCTCTTTGACTTACGGATGCCGTAATCCTCTGGCAAATCAAAATAAAACTCACCATCAGTTAGTAAATGCGCTGGAATGCCAGAAATTTTCTTTGCTTTTATCATTTCGTTGGTGTAGATTTGTGGCGTTGTGAATTATGAGGTATTTGTTTTATGTTCATGAAGATTAGACATTTAGGGTAGATGTCACTGCGGGGGTTAAAAGCCCCCTTTTTTATTTGTGCCAACTGGTGCCCGATGCACTTTTGAACACGCCTTCAAATCGCTTATCGCCTCCCCTGTTCATGTTCACAAAATTACCCCTGGTCATTTGTAGTCGCTCAAGCTTCGATACCATTCCTGAACTTGTTTCCACCTGCTTAATCCGGTAAATCTGTGGGCTTCTTTGAAGTTGTTCAAACATGCCCCGGTTCAATTCGTTGATGGGTTCGGAGGTGTACACCAATTCGTTTTGGGCATCGGTGATGGTGTCTACCCTGGCAACATCTTGTATCTGGTCTTCGTAGTCACGGCCTCCAGGCTCAAAGATTCGGGTCGATGCTGTCACTCCCTGGTTGAGTGCTCGGAGTTCTCCAAATCTGATGCTATCAAAACTGCCAAGATCGCCCAAGTAAATGATCACTTCTTTGCAGTCGCAATCCTGGTGCGAGAATGTTCTGACCAACTTTTCGGAATACGCGGTTTTCACGTCACCATCTGTATAGGCGAACACTTGAATATCTACACTATCCGCTGTTTCAAGTAGGCCCGCATATGATCCATTTAGGGTTCCAGTGGGGACAAAAAAGAAACGGTGTGCGTCGGTATCTGGTGAAGCCGCTACGGTTTCAGTGGTTTCTCCGATATGGATTGTGAACTCAATTAGGAAAGGATCAGCGGTTCTCCATGACCCGTCATTGACCAAGTAAATACCCGCTAATTCAAAAAAGTCATTGCACAGATACCGCCGTAAGGGGTTGCCTGTTACCCACTTTACAAGTGGATCGCCTGGGCCGTCATCGCTGGGATCGCTGGTATAAGGTGCAAACCCCAGTTGGTCGGTAGGCTGAAAAATGGAGTTGACAAGGGCGAAAATATCGCCTTGTACAACTTCCTCCACGTCTTGTTGACAGATTGAGTTTTGATTGATCAGTGCGGCCCTAAATAGGATGTCCATGTAAAATTTATCCTCTGCCCAAAAGGTCAAATCTGTTTTAGGTTCGTAAGTGCTGAACAGGAAAGCAGGGTCAAACTTGATTGAGCACACCCCATTTACCCCACTGGGATCAATTGCGGCACTTTTGCGGCCAACTATGCGGGTTGAATCTGCGTACAAATCCCAAATAACAAACTTACTTTTCCTGCTTTCGGTGGTGCCGTTGGTGCTTGATACACTTGGCGGGTTGGTGAGTGCTGAAAATACGAAGGTGAATGGAGACAATGCGCCAGGCTTTGACCTCGTGGCAGTCACCACGGCCCCGGCATAACTTACAACCCAGTCCAGAAAATCGGGGTTGATACTAAGCATCCCAGCAAAGTTGGCGGCGGTATCTTCTTTCGCTGCTTCGTGGTGGTAAGTAAGCGCCGTGTATGGCTCTGCTGAATCTGTGGTGAAAAGCGAATCCACGACAATTACCTCAAGTGCATCGGCTTCGGCCCCATCAACAAAAGTTACTGTGAAAGTGGCAAATCCATCCGCACTATTTAGGAAGTCAGTTGTGCCCAATAGCCATTCTAGGTACTTGCTTTTGGGCTGTGGTACGGTGTCGCTTGGTTGACTTGTTATCGTGAAACTCATATTTTGCTTTTTTCTTCGGCTTTTGCAATGCGTTCGTTTTCCCTGTTGGCTACAACTAGCCCGGCCTCTACCCCTCGTTTGGCTCCGACTCCAACGGCGGCGGCCATGTTCTGGATCGAGTTGGCATCTATCGAAACGATGCTTATTCCCCCGGACACACCCACATTCATTTTGGAGAAATTCGGCTCAAGTAATCCCCCTTGCTCAAACTTCACCCCATAGCCCCGGTCGGCATTGATAGCAGATAATACAACCCGTTTACCTGGGAAGTTTACCGTACTGAGTTGCTTTAGGATAGGGTAGTAGCGCCCGGTGTTATGCTTGTTGATTATGGCGGTGCCTCCCTGGCCGTCGTCTCCTATCCATTCCCCGCCCTCAGCTTCAATTGTGGTATTTCCTACCTGGACAGGAACGCCCCCGTGCGCGTGGCTTGGCCCCTTTATGATCATACCTTTGGCGGCTTTTTGGGCGCTGATTTGGGCAATTTGCGAAGTGGTGGTAAAAGTTAAGAACGCGATTTGGGCAGCCTTGTAAAGTGCGCCCAATGGATCAGGAATAATTGATGGGGTTGCCAATATGTTGACCGTACCAGATGCCAATGAAGCCAGAGCCGCCGCAATCCTGAACCGCTTTTGCTGTTCAAACTCTTTCTTTCTGATACGTTCCTGCTCTGCTGCAAGCTCCTTCTCAAGCTTTTCTTTCTTTTTGGTGTTATCCCCTGCTAGCTCAATTTCTTTGGCGTAACGCTCTTCTATTGCGTTTAATTCGGACTCATTTCGAGCACTGGCAAGGCCAGATATTGCGGCCCCGGCTTCTGTGAGTGTATCAAAGAATCTACCAGAGGTAAAGAAGTTTCCAAATTCTTCAAGTAAAGCATCTAGGCTTACCTCCAAATCTGTCCTGGTTCTGGTTGTGAATCGCTGTACACCTTCGCCAATTTCTTTCCCAAGGTCGGCAAGTCTATTAAGAAGGCTTTCGCCAACAACTTTCAGCCCTTTTTCAGATACTTGCACCTGCTTTAGTACCCCATCCTCAGTTACGGTTTGGGTACGTTGGAAGGTTCTTTGTGAAGCGTCCTGTATTTTTTGCGCCTCTCCGATGAATCCAGTGAGGTTGTCAAGCAGTGCCTTTTGTTCCTTTTCGGCTTTGCTCAATTGGCCCTTTGCGGAAAATAAGCGCTCAAATAATGCGGGTTGGTCTTTGGGGCTTGCCCTTTCTATTTCTTTTTCCAGCTTGGATACTTCGCCTCTGAGGAATGCAAGAGAACCCTTTCCGAACTCCTCAGCGACTTTTTTAGCCTTAGTTATGCTGGTTGTTACCTTATCAACTTTGGCAGCTGCTGTCTCGCTTTCTTTGCCAAATTGAAACACTTCACCTTTTCCTGTATTGGCCAGGTCAGTAAATGTTTTTAGGCTCTTTACGCTCTTATCTTGCGCTCCAAATAGGCGGGTGATTGGTGAAACAAGAGTCTCAAAGAAGCTGGAAAAATTGCGCTTGGATGAATCTAGTAGCCCTAAAAATGATTTGTAGGTACTAAGCAACAAGTCAAAAGGCAACCTCACTAAGTTGCCAGCTTTTTTTAACAAATCCAAGGTCGCTACAAACCCGCTTGACTCTTCATTTGCTACACCTATGGTTTTTGAAAAATCGCCAATAAGGTCAACCAGGGGCTTAAATGTTTCGATAAGGTCTTGACCCGCTGTGATGACCTGCAAAAGAACGTCGAGTAATTGAGTTTGAACGATGGTTGCGACATCGTTCAAGTTGGCCCCGGCCCCGCCTATGGCTTCGCTTATTTCAACAACTTTCCGGTTAAATTGTGTATTGATGTCTAGGGTTCGGAGTTGCGCGGTTTGGTACTCATTGGTAGTGTCGATCAATCCTAACGTGGCTTGGTCAACATCTTTCAAGGACTTGATAAACTTGATACCTGCATCTTCACCCGCTCCCCTGAACACATCAGCAAGAACAGCCCCGGCCTTTGGCCCGTTCTCCTGCACGGTATCGAGTTGCTTTGCTACCTCTGCAATAGCGCCGCCAATACCTTTTTCTCCAATGATTTTTTGGATTTCGGCACCACTGATGCCAATTCCTTCCAAGGCTTTAAGAGTTGCAGGTGTCAATTCTCGCAAACTCAAAGCCGCTTCTTTTACCGCGTCGGCTCCTTTGTCGGAAAAAATACCCTCAGTCGCTTGCCTGTTGGCGACTTTAAAGAACTGATCTGCATTCAGTCCGGCCTCTTGAAATAGTCGTGGGTATTCCCTGATGGTGTCCAGAAATTCCCCATTAGCATTGGAGCCCGCAACAAAGCCTTCTTCGATTCTAGTTAGGGCCTCTCCGAAGGTGATGTTAAACGCCTTAGAAACAGCGTTTGCGCTTTCGATGATCCTTGTTTGATCCTCTCCGAAAGTGTCAGCAACGCCTTTAATTCGTGCGGTGAAGTCGTCTAGGTCGGCCCCGGTGGCGTTGGTGAGCGTTGAGATTTCGCCCCGCAATTCACGAATACCTTGCACCAATTGGTAGACATTTTGCAAAGCCCCTATCAAAGCCTCTCCTATTGCCGCTGCTGCACCTGGGATTGAGGCAAAGGCGGCAATATCAAAGCCTGAAAGCTGGGTAAATACGCCTTGGAAAGCTTCGCCATAGTTGCCAACATTGCGTTGGAATTGCCCTAAACTTGCGTCGATGTCCTTTAATTCCCTGTCAAGTTCTTGAATGCGCTTAATGGTACGCGCCCCAAATGCCCCCTGCCTTTCCTCTGCTGTCAGGTCTTTGTAGGAGTTGCGAAGCCGTACTAATTCAGCGTTCAGCGCCCGGTAGGAGTTTTTGCCCTGATCCGCATTTTGTTTGAATTGGTTGATGGCGTTGCGCTCTTCCTGCCGCTGCTCCTGCTGTATTGTCTTGAGTGCTGCGATCTGGCTTCCAAGCCGCTTGTATTCGTCGGTGTTGAACTTCTCAGCCTGACGGGCTTTGGTGGTGTCCCGTATGGCCCTAGCCAAATCCTCCTGACTATTGACCGCCGTTTTTACGCCTTTGATCTCGACTTCGTAAACCAGAACCTTTGTCATGCTGCTATTTTTCGTGCTTCTTCAATCGCTGCTTGGTAGATTTCGTCAAAGTTTTCTACCAAAAGCTCAAAGACTTTGAATTGTTCTTCGATGATTTTTTCCGCATTCATCTCAAGCCCAAACTTTATCCACTCGGTACGTCGCCCGTTTTTTGAAAAGGCAAACGATCCAGGTAGCGGGAACCCAAGTACAGCGGCTTTATTGAGCGTTAAAAACGTGAACCGCTTTAGATTCGACTCAGAAAGCCCAGGTTTTACGACTCTAGCCCACTGCAATAACCTTGCCTCAGCCGCCGCGCTTGTATCTACCTTACTCGCTGGTATTCCCGTGTCCAAATCTAAAAGGTAATCGTTGCCCTCTATGCCAATGCGCAAAGTATCTCCGACACTTTCGACAACTTTTGCCTTTAGTGAGGCGATACCCCGGCCTGTTGCTACGTGGCCTTCGTCCCGTAATTCTTCTTTGCCCTTCTCAGCAATGGACTGGACTGCGTTTAGGGCAATGCCTACAAGCTCTTGGTAGGTTACTATCCGCATGAGTCGCAGTTTGTGACGGGGACAACTGAGCTAGTGGGGTCGCTGTACTTCATTCGAGTTTCAATGGTTTCACACACTTGGATTGTAAACTCAACCGCATAACCCCTTGCTCCGCCTATGGCCCCGTCGCTGTATTTGGTGAACTTCCAAACGCCAGGCTCTTTTAAAATGAAGTTTTCAAGCCATTCCCCTGGCTCAAATTCATACGTGAATTGTCCAGGCTCATTGGTAATCTTCCAGGCTGATTCCCCGGGCGTTTGCCAGTATTCGCCCTGAGTGTAAGAAAATACCGAATGATCCATCAATTGCCGAATAAATGAGCGCAAAAGGTACAGTGTATTTTCAAAGGTGCTTTCAGTTCCCAGTACTTCGGGTGGGCAATTCTCGCAAGTGTTACGGTCAAATGCCACTACCAACAAATCCAAGTAAATACGGTCGCTCCTTATTGAGTTGGTATAGGCCCCTGTTTCCTGTATCACAATCCCAGGGTATTCAAACACCATCTTAGAAGGATCGCTACCTGACGCGTCCCAATTACGGGAAAAGAAACGCCCTGCTTTGTAATCGCCATAGGTGGCCCCCAATGACGGGTGCATGACACTGGGTTGCATATCATCCACAAAAGCAGCAAAGGAGTTGACCCGGTGGGGCACCCCTTTTTTGTTCTGTTCCCGTGCTGCCATTTGAGCCACGATCTTGCGGCAAATGGCTATAAAATCAGCCTTGGTTAGTACTTTCACACCCGTGAATTTTTAAGTGAAGTCAAAAAAACAAAATCCTCAAACTCGCTCTTCCAAAGTGATTCCATTCCTCCGATGTACCATTGTTCCCGTAGTGCTGCATCAAGTAGTAATCGCCAGCCCATCAGCTCGAAAGCTTCCCGCGCCGCCGCTTCACGATCCCTGGTTTCTTTCGTCTTAGTTCCTGAACCCTGATAGGGCGAGCCGTTCCAAAAGAATTGGTAGTCCGGTTTTGAAGCCAAAGCAAGTACGAATTGATCAAAAAAAAACGAAGGGTTAAGACTTCGCCAGCCGTCACCCCTCTGAAAATCTCCATTCTGCTATTCAGGAAAGCTTCTAAATCTTTGCGGTTCCAGGGTAGTGCCTCGCCTTTCTTGCGTACAAGTATTGCCAGTTCTCGCAGCCCTAAAGTAAAGTCCATGCTGCCAAGGGCAAATTTCTTTTCTTCCAGGTTTTTTTCGGCTATGCGCCTGAACTCAAGCACCTCAATTGCTTCTCCTGTGCTCATCCCTTCCAAGGTCAAAAACTTAGCCGCCTTGAGTTGGTCGAGTTGGTATTCTTCGCCGCCAACAATCAACTTAAAAACTTTGTCCTTGAGTGTTTCTGGCTTGAAGGTGTTGATAATTGTTGTCAGGTGTGCGTATAGGCGCATTACAGATAGATCGTCTCCCAGCGTGACAGTAAAGCCGTTTAAAAACAATTCTTCAATCTGTTCATCAAGTGAGAACGGTAAATCCCAAATCCAATCCCCGTACACGTAAGCCAATGCCCTGGTGATTGATAGTATTGCGGCCTGGCTGTCTTCGGTTTCTTGCGCGGTAAAGTACTCTTGCTCCTGGTCTTTGAAGTCGCAAAATGCCTCCCACTGTATTTCGTGTGCGGTAAGTGGTAGGTTGATGGTGGCCCCGGTAGATAGTTGTGCAATCATTATCCGCAAGATTCGCATTGGCCGGCTGATGATTCGCGGCCTGATGATTTGGAAAAATTGGGTTCAATCTTTTCTCCATACACCTTTGCGGGTTTCGCTGGTATCTCCCTTGGTGTTGGTTGGTTAATGCCCTCCTGGTTCAAAAAGAAGTCCACCACACGCGGTTTATCCGCTATGTAGAACTCACCTAAAGAAAGCATCATTGAGCGCCAGAATTGCGCCCTAAAACCTGCTTCTTTGGCATCTTCGTAGGCTCCAAGCAGTGCGTTAAATATCGCTTCCGCTTCGGGGTGTACCCACTCGCTTTGTAGGCCTTCGCCTGTTTGCTCAATTTCGGTTTTGACTTTTGCCATTATGTTTGATTTATCCTTTACCAGTTTTCATTTCCCCCGGCCTTGGAACGTGCTTCACAATCCAGGTTAACCCATACCGCCCAGCGTCCAAGCTGTGGTTATATTGATCTATCGGGGCATCGCTTTTCTTGTC